GGATTTGTAGAAACTGGACTTACATTTTGGCAGGTTAAAACATTACCATTTAAGTCAAGAGCAATAGAATTAGATTTATCCATACCACACTTTTGGGGTAGTGATTCGATTCTAACACCATTCGCTAATGAGTCAATAAACCCACCGACTTTCTGCCCGATAACATCAAATCTTGTTACCTTACCAGCACGCAATTCTTCTAATGCTTGATTTCTATAAGAAATATCTTCTTCACCATCAACTAAAGAATTTGCTAATCCACCCTCATCATAAGCATCAACGAAAGCACCTTCGCCTATTGTTAAGAACTGTTTATATTTCTCACCGATTTCAGTATCAACAAAATTGAAGAAGAATTTTTCAATCTCAGCACGACTAGTATTCTTAGAGTTAATCATAGAATTAAAACTAAACATACGCTTTGGTGCAAGTCTTTTATAAAGATCTATAATACCTTCTTTAGATTTTGGATCATCTAAAGGATCTGGTCCACGAACTGGTTGTCCTGGACCATCATGTGAAACCGCCACACCAAAATTATATCGTTCTAACCACTCATTTTTTTCTATGTCTAATAAACTACCATTTGTAATTACTGACATACGAGCATTTGGGTATTTTTTATTAAGTGCTTCTGCAAGAGGCTTCATTGTTTTCCAATAAACAAATGGTTCACCACCCCAAAACTCGAAGTTTGTATCTTTACCAAATCCATCAGACCCACCTTCATACCATGAGTCCATATTCAATACAAATGGATCTACATCGTTTGGATTAGTTTCATCTGCATGTGGTACGAATCTTTGATTGCAATAATCACATTCAAAGTTACAAGAAAGACCTAGTTGAATCTTAACAGTTTTTAAATCTTTTTTACCATGTTCAATCTTTGCAGGAGAAACAACATCAGGTTGTGTTCTAACATCTGCAATAACATTGGAACCATCTTCCCACTTTAATGTGCTAAGAGAACTATTGTAAAATAATTTCTTAGTAACCTTTTCTGCTGGACTCCATGCTGAAATTTCAAAAGTTGCCATACTATCCCTCAAAATAAATTATCCTATCAGAGTATTTATCTCCGATAGGATATGTTCAAAATATAAATTTTATAATATTTTAGTGAACTCAGTTCTGTTAACCCAATATTTAAAACCCATTTTAACTTTAATAGTATCACCTGCATCCATACCAGTTGTGACTACTTTAAAAGAACCAGTTCCATTAGTAACTGGGATTTTTAATTTTGGTAAATAACCTTCAGATTGGACCAGATAAATGTTATTGATTTTCGAATCTGTTGTAAAATTAACTGTAACAATATCACCAGATACTGTTGAAGATGTCACTGTTATTTCTGGTAAAAGTGTATCAATAATCAGTAATGTAGTAGGATCAGCAGGATGCTTAGTCAAATTACCTGTAACAGTAACTCTATAATCACCTAGTGGTTTAATTTCGATATTATTTCTTAACATTTCTGGTAAAACTGTATTATAGTCCGTATCTGTGCTAACTATAGGTCTAATAATACAAGTGATAATATCAGCAGGAGTTGGATTATCTTTAGTCACATAAAATACTATTAAACCATGGGTTCCATAAATATTAAAATTTTTGGTTGGTAAAGTATTTGCGAAAGAATTAACTAGATCTGTATCTACTATAGTTAGTTCTTCTGCATCTGCATCAAGTACTTTGGATATATTACTTAAAATAATATCATCTTTAATATACCAAAGAGTACATGCGTCTGCATTACTTAAATATGACATATCAATAGAAAAATTATTAATAATTCTATTATTTTCGGTAACATTAATAAATTTTGCTTTTAAAATATTACCAGTTAAATTTAAATCCCACTTAAAATCAAATTCCATCTGTTCGAAAATAGTTGGGTCAGCAGCAGCTGATATTCTATCGTATTCTACAGGATCAGTGATACCAGTTAAACCTACCGAATCATCGAAATGTTTTGGTAATACTGCATTTGGGTATCCCAAATATCTAGCACGATGTTGGAGTTTAGTTATATATTGCATAGTTTTCCTATTACCTATTAACAGTTACAGTTACAATTGGTACAATTATTGTGGTGGTGGTGAGGATCAAAATGGTGGTTTGTATCTAAGTGCATTCTCGATACGTTTCTAGATACGATATTACCACAATTTCCTACACCACCAGCATTTCGCCCAATGGTAGAGCTGACATCTGGGTTAGTATGTTTAGTATTATGTGGAACCCAACCACCATAGTTACCTAAGTCGTTGGCAAATTGAGATAAGTGGTGTGGACGACCTTGAACCTGAGACCATGGAGTATACTGAGCATGGTGTGAGAACTGAGAAGTATGTGCAGCATGTGCGTTGGTGGCAGTGGCAGCATTACCAGCAATGTTAGAAACAATAACCGCACCAGTATTACCCTGAACAGAAGTAACAGGAACTGAAACGATTACGTTACCAGTATTACCCTGAACAGACAATACGTTTGCATTAATCGTTGGATTACCAGAAACACCATCACCATTGGAGACAGTAATACCAGAACCAGCTGCAATTGATCTATTAACAGCAGTACCTGCACCAGTACGAATATAAAGACCATTACCAGAAACACCTGCAAGTGCAGCTAAGTTTGCCGCATAAGCCTGAACATCAGAACCAATCGTTAAACCAAGTGTACCACGAGCAGTAGATGCATCTGCATCATCGATAAGAGTGCGACCATATGCAGAAAGAGTTGTAGTAGAAGCAGTACCTGCGCCAGTAAAGTAAGGTAGTGCATTTGCTGAAGAAGTGGTAGAAGCCAACGCAGCTAGTTCACCATCATAAGCCTGAACATCAGAGCCGATTGCCAAACCTAAGTTAGATCTAGCAGATGATGCAGTAGTAGCACCAGTACCACCACCAGAGATAGCCACTGTATAATTCAAGCTGGAAGCGATAGTCGCTGTGCCAGTTAACGCTGCAGTAATAGTACCAGCAGAGAAGTTACCAGAAGCGTCACGAACAACAACAGTAGATGCTGTATTTGCTGAAGCAGTAGTCAGTCCATCAAGTAAGTCAGCGTCTAGACCAGATCCAGCACCATCAACAGTAACTAGTTTGGCTAGAACATCAGCTGCGGTATAGCTGGCTGCAGTTAAACCAGTCGCAATGGCTGTGTTTAAGTTATTAAAGTTATTATCGACTTCTGTATTCGTAAGAGGACTACCCTTAGTCGATCTTAGCGTAATAGATGCGGATGTAATATTTGGCATTTAAGTTTCCTTAGTCAATCTTTTTTGTGCAAAAGCTGTAAAATAAGAGATTTTATGTCTTGCAGTTCGTTCTTCAATATATTTATGTCTTCTGTATGTTGAGAAATCTCTAACTCTCTCTGCTCAGCCATCTTTTTTCTGCTCATATAGGTTTCATATTCTGTTCTATTAGTATTTATAATGGCTCCAGTAGAGGTATCTCTAACTAAGCCATCATGTCCTTGAACTTTCAAATAATCCATTTTATGCGCAGGCAATAACCCTAAAGTCTTTGATGATTGGAGTAGCAGAACTATTAGTGGACTGCATAACGATTTTAATCGCAATAGTATCGAATGGTGTCATATTGTTCATAGTATAGTCTACATCAGAGAATGCATAGTTTCCATTGTCGACTTTAATTATTCCATTATTATCAGCGGAGGCTAGCGTATATCTAATAGTATCTAACTGTTTGCTATCACCCAGACAAGTCTTATAGTAAACTTTGATATCAGCCTCATTCGGGCAATTAGCTCCAAGTTTAATTCTCACGAAACTAGAAGAATTCGCAAATTTAATAGGTGTTGTTACATACTTACTTAGCGAACTTCCTCCACGTGGGGCGATTTCATCGTAGAATAATTCTCTGACTGCAACATAAATTGCAGAAGAAGTAACTGTCTCTGCAGTGAATACAGCCCCAGAAACAGAATCTACATAAACAGTTCCAGTAGTACCATTATCACCATAGCCAGTAACTATCCATGTACTATTATTTGCTGTGTTTGAAGAACCACCAGTAGTTAGATATCTACCAATTCCAAGTCCAGCCATTAATCCTCTAACAGTCGCATTAGTAGAAGTTATAGAAGATGCACTTCCAACCCACTGTAAAGTTGCTGTGCCATTTGTTGCTACACCATATGTGTGAGTAGGTGCGCTGACACTAGCAGTTCCTCCTACAGTACATAGGTAAAGTTTATTTCCATAATAGTACTGTGTTCCTTGAGTTAAGGATTGAGAGCCTGATAAAGTTAATAGAGTTCCAGTAATAGCATAGTTATATGATCCACCAGTAACTGCTACTGCCACACCACTATTTGGAACACCAGTAATAGTTCCAGCTGCTCCAGCAAACATTATTTTTGTATCTAAAGAAGCCACATTTGTATTAGATTCAGTAGGATAATTTAATTTATTTGAAACTAATACTGCACTAGAACGAGCAGTATCAATAACAGGAGAAACTGCATTGTTTGTAGTAGAAATCTGACACAACAATTGTAGAGATTTTTCTCCACTCATATAAGTGTTTTCATTAACCTCAGAAGCAACAACTCTTGTTTTGTCCCAAATGTTGTCAATATCAACTACAACTGGAGAATAAGAAGTATCTATAACATATGATGTTTGTGCTCCATCAGGTGATGTTCCTGATGTTGTTTTCATAGAGAATTTTGCTAATGATTCACCGAAAGTTTGCATCTGCAAAGTTGGTTTAATTAAATCATATGCAATATTTCTAGAAGCCTTTAGTAAGTTACCACCAGAATAACCAGTAGAAGTAGCAACTGTGCTAGTAGTTATTGTATAACAATGAGCATCTACGTTAGCAATAACTTTAGTCGTATTGATTTCACCGACTGGGATTCCATTAATATTAGAAGTCAATCCACTAAGTTGAACACTAGAACCAGAAGACATACCATGATTAGGATGCCAAATTCTAATAACATTAGATCCAGTAACAGTTTGGATTGGGTTATTTTTCAATTGGTCATGAGGTAAAACATTATTCGTCATAACAATAGCACCAACCGTATTTGTAGCAAATACAGCACGATGTATTGTAAATTTAATATCTTGATTTTGATCTGGTGTCCATGTAGAAGCATTCTGAGATTTGAACATTACACCAGCATATGGTTGTTCAGAAATAGTTCTACTTGTTCCTGGGATGACATCACCCATATTAGAAATCCAAACTCTGTAATCATTTGAATCAGACTGAATAACAAATGCATACTCTTTACTGTCTTCTACAAAGACAGGAGATTCGAATGTGAATTTCGTTGCTGTGTTATAGTCTGCATAAGAATTACCATCAGGCAGAGCAACAGATGTATATCCTGATGCTTCTGCAGTAGTTCCAGAAACAGGAGCATTAACCAAATCTGGATTTAAAGTTACACTACTGAATGGAAGAACCTGATGTGTCGGATTACCGTTGACCATCTCACGAATATGTACAGTTACTGGGACATTTGCAGATTTAGTTGCAAAGAATAAATCAATACTTGTTAAGAATGCACCACCTCTTGATTCTACATAAAATGATTGTGCAAGTGGATCTGTCCATGCTGGTGTTAAATCAGCAATAACTCTGGTAGAAGTAGAACTACCATTTCTATTAACGACCTCATAAGTATTAGGATCACCAGCACGAGGATTAATCTGTTCTTGAACAATAGTAGAATTTCTAACAGCATTAACTATACCTTGAACAGTTTGAAGTGTTCCAGTGGCTTCATAAGTGCCGATTCCACGAGAAGTATAATTTCCTGTAGAAGTTGCAGAATCCATTAGTTTTAATGTAGATTTACCAGTACGGAAACGAACAGATTCAGTATTTGGTATATTAAACAAGAAGTTTACTTCACCTGATTGATTTGTAGTTAATGTAGTATTAGTTGTTACCGAAACTACAGTTCCTGTTTGATTACTAATAGATCCAGTAAATGTATTACCTGAACTAAATGTTCCGATAATATTAACTAAATCAAGCGCATAAGATGTAGTACCATCATCATTATGTATTAAATATTTACCAACAACTACTGCTGATGCAGAATTGTCTGATTTTGTTATTACGTCACCACGTGTTAAACAAACTTGTACGTCTGTACCGATTCTTCTTTTAATGTCTGTGCTAGATCCACCGACATTAGTTGAAGTATTCCAAAGTTTATGGTTTGCTGCTTTTAGAATTTCAGTAGAACCTGTTGGAGTATACACCAGTTTAGTCGTTGGAGTACAATATGAATTTATATCAACTTCATTAAAATAAGCATAAAAGCGAGTAGATGGCTTTAATTGTTTAGATTGAACTAATACAAAACGTGATCGTACATAAGGAACGATAGAAGTTGATACTGTTCTGTCACCAACTGACTCATAATCTGTTTTTGCTACTATAGAAGTTTTAGTACCATTTCTTGACTTAATACCAGTCTGAGACCATGAATCAGTAGTTGTTTCCATCAAAAGATTACCACTTATGTAGTTATTAGTAGTAACAGTATGTTGAGGAGTTCCAGACCAATCTGTAGTCCATGCGCCATAAATTGGCCAACCATTATTTAAATCTATCATATTCTTAAGAGAATTATAATTCCCCTCTACCTGCTGAATAAGATCAGGTACTCTGTCAGTGTCAAACCAATCATCTGATGCTGGGGTTATCTGAACACTTCCTAAGAATGTATAGATGGCAAATGGATTAACATATTCTAGTCTAGACGCATATGCCTGTGTGACCAGAGGTGTAGTAGTATAAGGTAAAGTTATAATATCACCAGTTAGCTGATAATTAGCATTAGTTCTTGCAGAAGTAGTAGAGGCTTGTTCGATTAAATCTACATTATGCATTGTGTGCGCTGGGCGCAGTAAGTTAGCCCCCATATCAATAGAACAGCTAAGATCAGAAGTTTTTGGATCAGCTACAAGAGCACTGCTACCGAAGTTATCAACAACAAAACCATTCTTCATTCTATCCATACCATTACTATCTGGAATTTTTAAACTAGATGTTTCTGATTCCAACAGAGATAATGATGTGTAGTACTCTAAATTATTAATTCTATTTTCTAACTTACCGATGTCACGCATTGTGTAGCGTTTATTATCAACTTTTGAAACGCTCACATTAGTTGATGCAGTACCAAAAGTATATGGTTCTAGAGATAGATTATACAATACCATTCCAAGTGCTGGTGTTACTGGTTCTCCAGGAACAGTAGATGGAACGCCTTGTATATCAACTAATTTACCAGTTGGCTCTAAAATAATTTTATCTTTTCTAGCAAGATAGTAACTGTAATCTGCTTTGACATATTCACCACGTTTTGGTATAGAAGTCATAGAAGAGCCTGTGCTAGTAAAGTTCTTCACTCCACTACCAGTTGTTTTATTAGCAACTCTTGGTCTAAAATCAATAGAGTCTCGTAGATTGGCAGGAATCTGTTTGTAATCAATACCACTATAAGAGTTAACATCAAAATAGTCACCAGCACCATGTTCAAAGTATTCATATACAACTTGAACTGGATTAGATGGTTGAGTATAAGATGGTAGTAAATTTAATTTACCATAATCATAATGTGTCAAACGCTGACCATTATCGAAAGAATATCTCTCTGAAATATCTTGAGTATAAGATCCTGGAGTGCTATCAAAGGCAGTTCCTGGAGCCATCTTAATGCTTATGATTCTGAATATATCTGCTTTATCTAGAACGATTGATGCTTGTTGAGCAGCAGTAGCACTAATGAATGTTTCAGTGACTTGTGTTAGTGTTTTTGATTTTTCGAAACCAGATCCAGAACGAATAACTGCAGCAATTACAGTATATGTTCCAGATGTCGGAACAGTGATACTTACGTTAGAAGTACCAGTACCACTAATATTAGATGCTGTGATGTTCACAACAGATCCATCAGAATCTTTAACTACAAGATAACTATCATTATCTGCAGCAGAAGCAAAATTACCTGATGTATTTAATGCAAGAGTAGTAGTAGCAGTATTTACACTATTAAACTTAACATAAGCTGTATAGTTTAAATTGTTAACTCCACTATTGCCAGATGTTCTCATAGAACGAACAGAACTATATGCAAGAGGGAACACTAAATTATTTGCTATGGCTTCTTGTAGAACAGTTGTTACTAGTTGATATTTTACACCAGTCACTGATGATATTGAGCTATCAACTGTTAAAGAATTTTGAGAAGTAATGGCTGAGATTCTTCTATACAGAGAATCGTTAATAAGGATGTAATCACCAACTTTTAAATCTGTTAGGAAAGAAGTCCCAACACCAGTTACAGTATTAGTTGCAACTGCAGTAACTGAACCAGTTAAATTAACTAATGCTGGTTGTATGTCGGCTGAGAAAGAAGTCCCAACACCACTGCCAACAGTATAGAAAGACTTAGCATTTCTGTTGAAATCAAATCCAGATTTCATCTGGATATCCCATAGACCTAATTTATATTGTGAAGTAGATCCATAAGGAAGAATATTGTGCCACTCAATAAAACGAGCACGGGCAGTTCCGATTAATTGTGCATTAGAAACTGCTGACGCATTACCTCGATTAGAAGATCCAGTGATACCGTCATAGATATTAACTAACGTACCTGTATCGATAGTTGGTACATAATTTAAGTTAGTTACAATAACATAATTTCCAACAACTGGAGTTATTACAGAATCGATCGCTTGATCATAATCTCTAGCCTTTGGTACTGTTATGTATGCAGTAGCAGGATTTTCAAGTTCTGCTCCAGAAACATATGCTCTTCCAGCATCAATACCGATAGCAAGATCACCTTCATTACCAGTTAATTTTATACCACGATTGTATACTGGATTTTCATCATATTGCCAGTTAACACCGCTATTACCTGCACCATCATATGCTGAGCCAGAATTATGAGTTGGAGGAGTAGTTACTGAAGATGCACTATTTTTAGCAGTATATGTATAACCACCATATGTAACAATATCATTAATTAGATATGCACTATTTTGAGCCCATGCTCCACGATTATTATTACGTGATTCACGAACATCTACAGACCATCCATTAACAGTGTAATCACCATTAGTATCGAATGTTCTTCTTTCCATCTCATTTTGAATCTGAGTATAGATTATATTATATGCAGTTTCTTTAACAATGGTATTAACAACACCACCAGTTACACGAATCAATTCTACGAAGTTCTGATCATCAGTTGACTCCAAAGATCTTTTAGATAGTGTTAAATCAATAAAGTAACGATGAGCACCTGGAGCAGCAAAGTTATAACTATTCTGCGCATTATCTAAAAGAGTTTCATCATCTTCTGCAGTAGTGATATTTTCTGATACATTCAATCCAACACGATATGATGGAGAAGGGTCATATTTGTTTAGTGTAATTGCTTGTGTATCGCAAAGAACAAAATGTCCATTAATGTAATAGACACCTCTCTCAATTGTAGCCAAAGATCCTTTACCTGTAGCTGAACTTGCTTGTGCTTGAAAATAAAAACCAGTATCAGTATGAAGAACTTCATTACCAGCAAAAACTTTTTGCGTAGTATCAGTTGCAGAATTTAAATAGCGAACATAAAGAGTTGTTGGATCTGTATCTTCTGCTCGTTGTGCCTTGATAACCTGTGCTTTTAATCCACTTGAACCTGTGATAACTAAACCCTGCAAAGAATCAATAAATGTAGCAACGGCTACACCATTATACAATGCCTGTAGTTTAACATAATCAATACCTTTTGTAGTATTAGTAATAGTTTCAGCAGATACCTGTCCAGGTATAACCATGGCACCTTGTTTGAAAATATTATCGCCATGGCGAGTAATCTGATTCTGAAGGATTGTCTGGAGTTGTGTTAGTTCACGTGCCTGAACAGCAAAAGAAGGGCGAAACAAAATTCGATAGAATTTTTTTTCTTCATCGAAATCATCATTATACGGTTCGGTATTAAAATCTAGCATTCTTTTTCTTCTTTATGTTAGTTACTATTATTTATTAGAATTTTATAACAGTTCTCAAAGTAACAGTCTGGTCTGCTGTAGGAGTAAATGCTTGTTTATTATCAATAAACAAGATGTGTCCTGAGTATTTATCTGCCGTTGGAGTAGTGACACCAGCTGCACTAAATGTTTGTGCCACAGAATTTAGAAATACAGACCCAACAGCAGGAACAGCATTATCTATAGATTGAAGTAAACAAGAAGTTGTTGTTAGTGCAACAATTGTAAATCTTGGTCCAGTTAGAGTACCAAGTCTTACTTGCATATCTTGTGTAAAATATGTAGTGTTCATAGAAGCAGTTACAACATAGCATGCAGATGCTAGCGCACTTTTTAGGTTTCCATAAGAACCAAACTGTCTGGGGTTTTTAATTATACCAAGTTGTCTGAAGTCATTATTAACATCAAATCCTTGATTTTTATCTTTAGAAATATTAGTATAAAACATCAATGTATTGGCAAACATACCAGTAATTGGATCTTTACCATGGCCACCATATGGCGCACGAACTGCTCTAGCTGATGCTCCATATCCAGAACCTGTTATAGAAACATTTGCCCAACGATAACCAGTACCATAATCAACAACAATTAACTTTTTAACAGCCCCATTTACAACAGTAGCTGTTGCACTAGCCCCTGTACCATCACCAGTAACAGTAACAGTAGGAGCACCACCGTATCCAAAACCCCCAGAAATAACTGGGTAAGCCATAATACGACCATCAGGTGTCAACAATTCAGTATTCGCTTGAAGTGTATTAATATCACCTGGAGATAGATCTGCAGTTAGAGAAGCAAGAGTACCATTACCAGTAACAGTTAAGTTAGCATATGTATATCCAACACCACCATCGTCAATCTGCACACCATAAATCTGTCCATTGTTTAATATAGGAATTAGTTTGGCTTCAGATTTTATACCTGCAAAATAACCTGTTCCACCAGCCCCACCTGAAATCGGAGAGAACGATATAGATGGTAGTGTAGAATAACCAGCACCATATTTTAGAGTAGCAGTACCAGTTGCAGGAGAGCCAACATATGTTAATGTAGCAGTTCCATTAACAACTGCTCCAGAAGTGTGGCTCGGTGTAGTAGATGCATGGGATGTTCCTGCACCAGTCACAGTATATAATCTAGTTGAAAAGTATACCTGTTGTCCAACAGTATATACAGTAGAATTTGTAAATAAAGTTCCAAATCTTACAGTTGGAACGCTAGTAAAATTTATTCCAGAATTAGTTATGTATACTCTTTGTACAGAAGTACCACTCATAATTGAAGAACCAACAAATCCAGAACCACCTCCACCAATTAATGTTACAGCTGGAGCAGATGTATATCCTGATCCAGAAGTCGCCATAGTAATATCATAAATACTACCATTAAGAGTAACACCAGTTATTACACCACTAGAAACTATTGGTGTACCAGTTACTCTTGAACCAATATATTTTAGTGCTGCAGTTCCATTGGCAACAATTCCAGATTTATGAGATGGGGCAGGAGTTGCTGTGGTGCCAGTAAGAGTTGCAATATAAATGTTATTATCATGCTCCACCAATTGTCCAAGAAGAATACCTATGTTAGCAACCCAGTTATTTGCACCATTGAAAGGAGGAGTCATTAAACATGTGGCTCCACCACTATATCCAGTACCTCCAGTAGTTATATTAACACCAGTTAGTAATAGAGGATCTGATGCTCTATATCCATCACCAGCAACTGAAATGCTTGCTGTGGTATAATTCTGCCCACCATTCTCAACAACTATGTTTAGGATTTCGCCATCAGAATAAAACTGAGATCTTAATGCATTAACAACAGGCATATAGACATCAGTCAAGAATTTATTGCGCAATGCAATTGGAATACTATACAAATATTTCCACATATATCCGTCTGGCATGATAACAGGATCTACAACAGTACCAATTGGTTTGTAAGTAGAAATCGCATTATTGTTGTTATCGAGACATTTATATACGTTGTATTCATCTGTCATTACATAACAGTTAGTGTCTTCTAATTTTTGAGTTCCAGAAGGTGCTTTAGTGATAACACCAAGTGCAGCAGCACCTTCTCCACCACCACCTAAAATATTAACTGTTGGAGCAGTTGTATAACCTCTGCCACGAGAAGATAAAATTATTGATGTAACGAATCCATCTGTTAGTTGTGCTGTTGCTGTAGCACCTGTACCACCACCACCAGTAATAGTTACACTTGGTGTATCTGAATAACCATATCCACCAGAGATTAAATTAATACCTTGCAGTTCATCACTATATTGATCATCATACATATCATAGATTGTACCAGAAATCCAGTCTCTGCGTAGAATGACGAAAGCCACGTCTGTGGACTTTATCTCCTTCATTGTAATTATTTCGTTACGTGTTTGTAACTCATAGTCAAAACTATCAATAGGCAGTGGAGGTGTATCCGAATCTGTCCAACTGAGAGATTTTCCTAAGAAATAATAGTATCGTGATGTACGATTCTGAAGTTCATTATACAACCCTTCTGCAATCGAATTGTGTAATGGTGATTTCAGTAGTGATGCCATTTAGATTTTCCTAGTTTAGGATACAGTAACTTTCCATGTGATGGCGATAGAATCACCAGCAGCTTTACTAACAACTGGGAAGGTTGTACGACACATCATAGTACCAGCAGCTGCACCAGCTGAAGATGGGTTAAAAATTCCCGCTTCAGTAATAGATCCAGTACCAGTACCAGCTGGAAATGTAGCAGTCGCAGTAACTTCATTACCAGAAGTACCACCTGCAGAGAAAGAAGAAGTCGCAACACGACCAGCCTCAGATGACAAAGCAGTCTGAGTAGCAGCTGGGGTTGTAGTTCCAACACCAATGGCCATTGTGTTCATAATCTGCGTAGAACCAGAAGTCATACGTTGTGCAATATATGCTTTACCGACAGTCATAACGAGATTCTTTACACTACGTGTTTCTTTAATCTTGCCTTGTTTATCGGTAACAACAATTTCTACATGTCCTGTTGCTTTTATATCTTGTTCGTTTAAATTCATAAGAATCTCCTATTGAGTGATTTATTATACACCAGCCCCAGTAAAGGTCTGATATCCGTATCCTTGCCCTGCAACATATAGAACTCCAACGTATAAACCATCGTCATGCAAGAAATAATCTCCTGCAGCATATGGGTTAAGATCTAAAACACCACTCTCACCACCAGTGGGTAAAGTAATACTATTATCGCCAGCATATGTAGCAGTACCAACAATGTAGTACTGACTATTTAGGGTAGTTGTTAAAGAGAATGCAGGGTTTGTTCTATTTAGGTCAGATGCGCTTGAGGCATCTGTATCCAGCATAGTGGCAGTTTCAGTATCTGTAGATGAACCATCAAGTAAATAATGTCCAGCACTTAGTACTTTATTACTATCAATTGCTGAAATGCCAAGTCTGGTTCCTAGAATACCAGCATAATCAACTTCTGTCATAGTCGCTGTATTATCGTCTAATACATTATCATAGTTAAATGTGTTGTTATAAAGTAACTTAGAAACATTTAAAATTGGTAGAGTTCTACCAAGATCTGCAGTATAACCAGTTTCAGTCATTATAACAGATTCATCGTCTGTCGTAGTTCCATTGTTAATAAAGTGTCCAAGACTTAAACTCTTGGAGAAGTCAAATATATTTGCACCCAAACGAGTGCTAGCATCAGCATATGTAGATGTAAGTTCGCTTGGAGTTACATCCTGCGATTCTGTGACTAAACCATAATTTAATGTAGTACTATTAATTGGTTTTGATAAATCAAGATACGGAAGTGTTCTCGTTAAATCACTCGCATATCCAATTTCTGTTATAGTTACAGAATGTCCATCAGCGTAATTATCATAATTTAATGTAGTATCATCAATCGGTTTTGATAAATTTAAATACGGGACAGTTCTAGTGAATAATGTTCCAGTAGTATCGCCAAGCATGAACGAATCGTTCACAGTTACGTTTAGAATCTTTAACATAGACTCCAAAGTAATACCGACATTAAATTCATTTCGAATATCATATTCACCGAAAATTGCCATACCAGCGGGGTGAATTAAATTCTTAACAGCGGTTTTGTAACTGTCTAATGCTTCATCAATCTTAATAACATAAGAGTATGATTGATAGTAACGACTATCTTGGATATAAATTGCATCATCCAAGAATCCATCATTATTAATATAATAACCTGGATATTTTGCAAGTGGTCCAAGAGTAACTTTAAGAATAGCTGGTTCAGTTGTAGATGCTTGAGAATCTACAGAACTAATACCAAATTCACGAACAACAAGACCAGCATAAGTTCCATCTATTGCTGGTCCAGTCGCATAGTTAGAATCTGCTGGTACCTGTTGGTTATAGTCTGCCACACTGAATGTTCCACTCTCAGAGAAGCCATCCATACCTTCTGATATGGTTAATGTACTTAATGTATTAACCCCACCAACTATAGAATCTACACGCTGAATAATTGTTCCTGCAGTACCAGCTACATCCTGACCACTTGTAGAAGAAATTGTAGTAGTAAAGTCAGTGGTATATCCAATACCATATTTAATAAAAACAGCAGATGCCATACCACCTGTTGATGTTACACCTGAAACTTTTAATATAGATCCATAACCATCAAAGTTTTTAACATTATATAAATCACCTACTTTAAATCCAGTTCCAGGTTGTTGAATTATAAGGCTAGCTGTTGTAGTTAAGATCGTACCATTAAAGAAAATGCCATTGGCATCATCTCGATAACGTAATCTATCACCGACAGAAATATTACCGAAGAAACGACGATCTATGATAAACTCATAAACATCATCAGAGATTCGAATTGCACGATCTACTTCTACCTCAACATACTGACGACGATCAACTAAGACACGAATGATTTTAGTAGTTGTTACAACATCAACAAGTTTACCGACGATATCGTTTGGGTTTCCTTGAATGATTCTAACGAATACTGATACGTCTTGATTCCATTTACCATCTGATGCACGTAGCATCTGTTTCGATGGATAGTCTAGTGTAACTTCCTTATTGAAAAGAATCCTGAATAAAAGTTTAAATGAGTTCTCAGAACCTTTAGCACGATAATGATCTTTAATATGTTGTAATAAAAATCTCTCATCTATAGTAGAATAAGGAAGTTTAGCAGCTAACTCATTTTTAAAATAACTAACAAAACTTTCTAATGTGTTATCTAAATCACGTGTCGTATTTAAATTTACCTGAGTCGTTTCAAGAAATTCATAATATGCTTGTAGGAATTGTACGAATGTGTCGTACTCTTCTCTTACGAATTCTGGTAGCTGGGATTTGACCAGCGACTTTAACTGCGGTTTTGTGATTGCCATTTTATTAACTAATTATGATCTACTTGAAGCGAATGTATAGTTATAACCACCACGTAAATCCCCAGAAGCAGTTTTATCCGCAATAGCTGTTATGTATAAGTGGTCAGTTGCAATTTCTGCAATTTGTGTAAGTGCTGAAACTACATCATTGGATAGCGGACGAATTGAAATTTCTAAATCAATATCTGCTAGTGCAACAATATTTAGATTGCGTATATCAACATATCCTTTGGCATAATCAATAGTTCCCAATTGATTGTCTACAATAATTTTAATACCATTATCGCCATATCTCCAAAGACGAACATATTTAACACCATCATCGTCAAGATAGTGAATTTGATCCGAACCAGAAATATAAAAACCAGTACTACTAAAAGCATTTTCTGGAAGCCCAGTACTCAAAATAGGGTTAATCATATTAAGAATATACTGAGCACGTACATTATATCTTGGAGTTAGTTGTCTACGAAGAAGAACAGTTGTAATATTATTTACGATAGATGTATCTGTTTCATCTATAAGTTTACTCAATTTAGAGAATCTAAAAACACCATCGAAAGTTTGAAGATCTGTATTATTATATTCCATCACTGCTGTTCTAACTCGACTAGCAATTTCATCTGATGTTTTTGTTGTTGTTTGTTCGTTATAATAAACAGTTACATGTAAAGCAATATTAATATATTCTGGATCTACAATTTCTGGTATAACTGAAACAACACCACGTTTGCCCAAAACCGTACTAATAATATTAGCCTTTTGGATTGATGTTAACTTACTAGCATTTCTAGGTTTAACACAAATGTATGTTTTGCCATATACTGGAGGATCATTATCCTCACCACCCCAAACTGTTACTGATTGTGCTTCTGGAACAGCAGAATAAATCAATGCTTTGTAGTCATCTGGAGTTACTGCACGATTTTGTGCTGCATATGATCTTGGCGCATTAAAACGAATACTTTCTGTGTCTTCACGATCAGCACCATTATTGGCAGGATCGTTTGTTGTAATAGCAACAGTAGCACCAGAAATTAAAGTTGATCCATTATATGTGAATGATCGTGCACCATTTGGTGCTTCTAAACTAGATACAAAATAATCTAAGTGAACTACGTTACCAGCTTCTAGTGCTTTACCAAGATTATCATCTCCGAATGTTAGTTCATATAAACCATCATCAATTTCTTTCGTCCAATATGCAAGAGTGCTATTATCAATATCTACAAGTTCTCCTGCTTTATACCATGTCTCATAGACGTTGGAAGAAGAATTTTCTTGTACTCTAACCTTTAATGTAGCAAGATCAATACCAAGGTTTGGTATAACATAACGTGTTCCAGCAGAAACATTATATTGATAAGAAAGAGGAGTACCTTCAATGATAGAAACATCAGCAAATGTGTATGAATTGGCTACTCTATTCACAGTTATAGTTCCCTGTGTATAGAAAGTATATGTCTTTCCATTTATACTACTTGTGAATGGACTATATGAAGGTAACGATAAATTTCCAGGAGAAGAAGTTCCACCAGAAACTACTATATTGACTGTTGCTTGAGAACATGTTGCTGATCTTGGAGAATAACCAAGCATCTTAGAAATAGAAACTACACTGTTACGTTTTCTAGCAGAATCAAGAAACATCTCATTAATAGACATGTTATTGTACAAAGCATTATAATG